ACAGTTTTTGAACCATTGACCAATGTGCTTCCACCACCTCCACCTAGTACACTTGTGCCTGTACTATCTTTAATGTCTCCACCTGCTGGCAGTGTTAAATTACCATCACCACCAAACTGCCAAGATGAGAGTCCTGATCCAATCACAGTAGTAGTAGTATTAGCAAACAAACCATTAACAGTCATGTCGGTGTTAAGAGTTCCTACTGTAACACTCCAATCCGTTGATGCTTGTGTCTGCTCGTTTTGTGTAAATCCAATGACAATCTGTCTGTCTTCATTTAGCCCAACACTATACATGCTGTCAATGTTAGGAGTCTGACTGACCATACCAGCAAAGTTGACGTTGCCAAGTTGGGTGTAGTTAAATCCTTCTACCCCAGCATAGACTAGACCTGAGTCAAGTGGACTGGTTTTGTTGTAGATGCTACGGAATTCACCGTAGCCTGAGCCCATGAAGATTTCACTATCAACAATATCTGGACCATCAAATACAACTGTTGTACCAATCTCTGCGCTGTTAGCTACACCAACACCTCCTGAATTTAGTTTGGTTTCAAGTGGCATTGTCAGGTTACCGTCTGTGCCAAACTGCCATTGCTGTGGCGGATTGACAAAATCAAAAGTGTTGATTATTACACCATTATTGCTAGGCAATTTAACATAGTTGAAGTCGTCACCAAAGAATAAATCAACATTTGTAGGATCAGATTTCATTATGTGGAAATGCGAATCAGCAGTAGGGGGCTCACATTGTTCAGGAGTATTGCCAAACAATACCGTGCCACGGGCTGTGGTCAACGGGATGCCTAATAACGAGTCGCTACTTCCAATAGAAGCACCGTTTGGTAATGTTAATGTACCAGTTGTGCCAAAAGTCCAGTTAGCTTGAAATTGTGGACCATTAGTTTGTATAACAACCGGATGACCGACAACTGATATATAGTCCGGTGAATATGCTGTATACGGGGCCGCCCCTAGATCACCACTAAAAGTCAATGATGGCCCACCTGCATCACGAGATGTAATAGTTACAACATTACCAGGGTCAAAAGTCGAATAAAAACTCCATCCAATAATCTCATCGCCTCGATTGTATAGTGATTGAAACACTGGGGCATTACCGCCGACCGTAATCCAAGCATATGGATCACCAGATGAGTTATGATAATCCCAAGTTTCAATGCCTGATATTATGGTGCCAACAGTACTCAAAGCCGCTGTTATTATATTTGTAGACGGTAATGTTAAAGTACCACCTATATCAAACTCCCAGGATATTGTTGGTACAGTTACCGGACCATGCTCGTCTACTGTAATCTTAAAACTACCTTCGTAAGCACGAGCAGTTAGTCCGCCATCTACTGTACTAATTGTACCGTTAGTAAATTGTATATCACCGTTAGTCGGTAATGTTAAATTACCATTGGAATCAAATAACCATTCAACATGCCCGTCGTGTGCAGGATTTTTAATCTGTAAATGTGCTTGATGATTAGCAGTTAAGTAATCATTACCGTCTTTGTCAAAGTAAAAGTAGCTAGTATTATTGTCGTTGATCTCACCGTAACTGATGCCAATCCAGTCGGCGCCTGACCCAGTACGAAACTCTAATCCTGTATATGGACTTTCTAGTTGTCCTATCTGTCCGTTGTTATTGGGGAAGTTTAGTACACCATTTGCGTCAAAGTTCCAAATATTTTCGTTCACATTAAAGTGAATGCCGTCAAATGCAACAGGAATAATTTTAGTATCATTTGGTAATGTTAATGTACCATCATCGCCAAATGTCCACATATTATTATTGGATTCAATAGTAGTTTGTTGGGCGGCCAGTTCAATGTTTCCAGTTGTTCCAGTGTTTGGTAATGGCGCCCCGCCTGCTTCGATAACAACGTTGCCTCCGACTCCACCGTTGCTGCAATTAGCACCTTTGATATAGATAGGCATACTAGAATCAAATTGACTTTGTATAATAACTGTACCGCTAACTGGGTCTAAATCAACAAATATTTGATCATCACCTAAATGATATTTTGTGTTTGTGTCAACTCGGTATAGTTCGGTAAAATTTTGATTTACTTTATCAAATGCAGTTCTCAACGGGTCCCCAGTTTTATCATTTGCTGAAGAACCGATATTAATTAATTTTTGCGGCATTATTATGCTCTCCCTACGGCAATCTGAATTACTCCGGCTTCGCCGTAGTCTTTATCTTCTAACGCTTTACCTATAATACTACCTAATGTAGGATTGCTTGCTTTGACAGCAAATCCCGGTGTAGCACCTGTTGTTAACATGTCTCCTTTTTTAATTCTTCCAACGACCTTACATGGAACTCGCCCTGCCAACGCAATACATACCTTGATGCCCTTTTGGTCTGCATTCATTACATACGCAGGATCTGTTGTTACTACCCCCGCTACTCGAGTATCGTTCATAATATCAGTTGTTGTAACTTCTTTATCCCCACCGAATACTAATACTGTTCCTGGTGTGTATTCTATATCACCTTCGTAAAATTCCGCTAAGTCAGCGTAGGTTGCTTGTAATTTACTTGCACCTATTAAACTCCACGTGCCTTGAATTGTTCCCGGAGTTGCATCAGCCCCGGTTGTAATAGTCGTAGTTTTAAACGTGCCCAATGTACAATCTAATGTGCTACCAGTTGTTAATGACCAATTACCAGTTAATGATCCTGCGGTTGAACTAGACCCCGAAGTAATACTAGTTACGGTTAATGAAGTACCTACATTAACGTTCCCGCCGGTTAACGATCCTGTAACATTCCATGCCCCAGTTAATGTTCCCGGTGTGGTCGACGATCCTGTAGTTAATGTTAATGATTTTAATGTGCCAGCAGTCACATCTAAGGTGCCAGTTGATGTCCAGATACCGGTCATACTTCCTGTTAATCCCCAAGCACCGATTAATGTGCCTGCGGTAGTTGGCGAACCTGATGTAATTCCTGTAGTAGTAATGGAATTGCCAGTTCCGCCAATTGATAATGATCCATTAACAGACCAGGCACCAGTAATAGTGCCCGGTGTAGTGGTTCCCCCTGTGGTTAATGTTGTTGATTTTAATGTAGCACTTGATATGTCCCATGTACTACCTGATCCTACTTGCCAGTTACCCACAACTGAACCTACTGTAGTACCAGTGCCAGTAGTTAATGTTGTTGATTTTAATGTACCATTTGAAAAATCTATTGCACTTGAAGTTAACACCTGCCAATTGCCGATAATTGTGCCATTTGTAGCACTTGCACCGGTTGTTAATGAAGTTGATTTTAATGTCCCGCCAGTAACATCAAGAGTTCCGGTAAATGATGTAGTTGTATTTCCTAATGTGCTACCTACCGATGTTAAGAAGTTGTATCCGCTAGGTGTGTATACTTGTAAAGTTGTACCAGAAGTTGCTAGTATCTTATAACTATTGAGTGATATTTGCCCGACATTAATATATCCGTTACTATCAGTTTTAACTAAACTGTTCGGTGACCCAGTGGTTGTAACCGAAGTAAGAGACGTAGAGTTTAATGATCCGCCGTACGTAACTATACCTGCACTTGCACCGAATACTTGAGTAAGTCCATTCTGTACAACAGCTTGTGCTGTCACCTCTTGTGGACTTGCACTACCACCGCTAAAGTTCGCAACAATTGAACCATTACCGATCGCACTTAAATTCCCAATGCTAAGTGAACCGTTTACTAAACTAATCCAACCCGAAGATGCCGAAAAGTACGTTGAATCAAAACTAGCTAGTCCAAGGTTTGCTTGAGTAATATTAGTTGCATTTGCTCTAGTAGTAGCAGAATTTAAACTTAGTTTACTTTGAGCAATAGCAGCACTTGAACTCACCATTGAATTAACAACTACATTAGATTGAATAGTTGTAGTCAATGTATTAGTCAAATCGCTATATGTAATATTAACATTTCCGGATGGTAGAGCAGTATTGACCCATTTGCTACTGGTTCCGTTGTAAACTATTTGATTTGCGTCAGTTAATGAAGTAAATGTAACATCGATTAATTTAGATAATCCGTTGTATGTTGCTACTAATGTATCAACATAAGTTTTATTTGTAGCATCGTTGGTATTAACTGGAGTAGCGACGTTATAGATATTATTGAAGTTCATATTAAATGACTTCTTCATACTTAACGAGCCGTCTAATGGTAGGAATCCTGGGCCAATTAAGATCGCTGACTGCCCACCGCTATAATTTAATCCTAACCTATAATCGACGAAACTTCTGATAGCTGATTCTACAGGAACAATGTCAGTACCGTTATTAACCATTGTAGAGTCTGTTGAGAACTCACTAACAACAACTCCTCTTTTAAATCCTAATCCTGATAAGTTGCTTAATGCAATACTTGCACTAAATGTAACAGTACCAGTTCCTTGGTCAACTTGGAAGAATCTACCTACTTTGAAGATACCGTTTTCGTCAGTACTTACATAGAAACAACGTCCTACACTTTCTTCTAATATCTGTTGTGATGGTTGGAACGCTAATGCTGGGTTACCGTAAATAGAAGTAGGAATATTAGAAGTATTATATCCTCCAGTACCTATATTACAGAAATCGTGTCCTGTTGCTCGGCATGTACTAATTTTGACAATAATTTGTCCACCGACGCCGCTAGGATAGCCGGCTTTCATAGTAAACACATTGGTTAGATTAAATGCTTTTGCAATACCGTATTGATTGCTTGTTCCACTAGTAACTTCTTTAGTAATAGTAACCGGGCCTGAGAAAGTGCCCGGATTTAATGGATATGATAATATAATACTTGTTGCGCTTCCTGACGTTGCACTTGTACATTGCCAGAATCCGTTATATAGTGTATTAGAACTACCGGTTACATGATAATACGCACCATTTGTTATCGACGACGACGCAATAGTAAATGCAACTGTATATGGTCCTGTTCCGGACGGTGCTGCTGCGACTGATGATGTGATACCAGTGCCATATGTATATTGGGGAGCAAAGAATGTGTATACTGTTCCTCCTGCTAATGTACTCGCAGCCGGAGTAAATGCACCTCCTCCGGACGATGTACTAACAGTAATAGATCCAGTAGCAGTATTATTAGTTAATACATAATATGTTGTACCAGAAGTTAGGTTTCCGAATGTTCCACTAAAGGTGAATATAATCGGATTAGTTGCTGATAACCCTACACTAGAGCTTAAAACAATAGCATTACCGCTTGCTGAAATTGAATATACAGTGCCATAAACCCCTGGTGCAGATAGATACAACAATTGTAATTGGTTAGTAAGTGTTCCTGCGCTTGTTGTTGTTACAGCAGTAGGAATTGTACTTAATACAACAGTAAATGCTGCATTAATTCCACCACCACCACCCGATACAACAACAGATGGAGTACTAGTATATCCAAAACCTGGATTTGTTATAGTTACTGTATTAATAACACCATTAACAATAGTACAAGTTGCGGTTGCTTGAATACTATATCCGCCGTTAGTAATAACAAGAGTCGGCGCAACTGTATATCCGCTGCCCACGTTACTAATAGTAATTGTCTGAACAATTGTATTGCTCGCAGCGGCATTTAATGTTGCACCAGAAGTAATCCATGCCGCTGGGCTGATTGTAAATTGATTGACTCCTATCGAAGTAATAATTGCCCCAGTTGGAATATATGCACCAACTGTTGTAGTTGTTACACTCATTCCTATACTGAGAGAGCTTGCACTACTCACAGAAACAAGTGTACTCGAATTTACATTAGTAACTTGATAAGATCCGTTATACCCAGTGTTTCCATTATTAGCAACGGTTAATACGCTGTCGATAACCGGTAATACTGATAATTTACTATAAGGAATGTCAAAAGTTATTAAGTAACCACTTGTACTTCCGGTTTGCGGGACTGCACTAATAAATGTTAATGCAGAAACAGCAGTACCATCAGCTGCATTATTATATACCGGAATTGGATTTATAGTAATGTAGCTATTTTTTGCAGTTCCGAACGTAATTGTACCTGACGGAGAAGAAATACTGCCACCACCTGATGTATTAACTACAATATTAGTATATGTTGCCCCAGTAGTTATAGTACCAACAGTTACAGTTCCTGTGATTCCATATCCAGTAATGGCCATTCCGGTAGTTATGGTTCCGGATACATTAGATACAACCAATGTAGAAGTTCCCGAAGTCCAACTAAAGAAAATACCCGATGCATTAAGTATTGGAGGGACATAACTGGTTATTTGATATGTTCTACCATACCATGCTGTGATATAAATTCCGGTATTAAGTTGATTAATTGTAAGTCCATCAGCAATTGGTGTAACAGCAATTGTAGTATCACCTACTCTAGATCCTTGAGTTAACGTTGAGAATTGATAAGTTCCGCTTGGAGTATTAGTGGTAGCAGAACTCAACACTACGGTAATGTTACCGGACCCTGATACACTAACAACATATTGACCGCTTGTAATACCAGTACCTAACACTGACATCCCTGCCGCAATAGGGCCGTTTGTAACATTATTGAATACGATTGAAGTAGCACCTAACGAACCGCTTACATATGTAGCAGTAACTGGGGTGATATTCGGCGAAGGTTGTGTAAGGTTAACAACATCAGTAACAAGCTGATAATATAAGAAAGAGGTATCGCTTTGTAAAATAGCAATATTATTGCTTAATATTTCACCGGTCGATTCTGTTAAATTATATGCAACAATACGATATACTGAACTTAAATTAGCATAATATTGTAACGCAGTTGACGGTCTAGTAGGTCTTACGTTATCAATATTGTAGAATTTGATGTTTGTTAATACTCTAATAGTAACTATTTGACCATCATATAAGTTAGTTGCTAACCCAGTTGATGTAGTATTATTGTCTCCTGTTGTACTTAAATTTAATTGGAGAACATTTTGACCATAAACCGTAACTAGTGTGTGTGTAATTGAAGAAATTTCATAACGTGTGATCGATCCTCCAAATACTCCGTGATCGATTTCTAATTCTGATCCATTAGTTGGAGTATATTCGTAACCGATAATGTATACAGTTAATGTAGTTGCAGTAGCAGAAGATGCAAACAGACCTTTTCGATAAATGCTAGCTGTTTGCATAGTATCATTTGACAGATTAATAGAATCTGGTAGTTCAGTCTGATCATATCCTGACGAACGTAATCCGTAATCGCCAAATGTATTTGAACAGCCTACACATCGAATTTGCCCACCATTATTTGACCAGTGTCCGGTATGACAGTAATAAGTGAATGTACATACTTGTTCACTAAATGCACCGTTATTGGCAATAACCCCGTATGCTAAGTCATTAAGCATGGCGTGATCGTTTCCTAACATAGACTTATTACCGCCTTGTTCTAGATTTACTGCTTGGCCAGCACCGTTATTTAAGTAGGTAATAACACTAGATTCAACCGTAAACCTTGATGTTTCAATCGTTGCTAATGCTGTTTTTTTACCCGAATCTTGTGCTGTTAATACTGGGAACTTGATAGTTTCGACCTGTAATGACAATCCAGTTCCGGCTGCAAAGTTAGTTAATGTTGTACCGCCTTGTATTAATGATAATGTAAATGTTGTTGTTAACGGAGTAGCGTTAACAAAATATAATACTCCTGTACCGGTAATAGATGTAGTAGCAACTGATTGACTAATACTAACAGTATATGTCCCTGCCCCCCCTGCCCCTAACATAACTGCGGTAATGTAAGTATTTGCAGCAACTCCTGTTCCTGATAATAACTGCCCAACAGTAAACGCTCCTGTAATGGTTCCGCTTACAGTTAATGTAGTGTTGGATATTGAGCACGAGCTACCTACACTGTTTACTAACACGGCATCATTAACATTCATGTTATGTGCCGATGATGTTGTAAACGTTCCATTTGATGCAATTGTTGTAATGATTGAAATCGGTGATAATGTTCCGCTGTATGATGCAGTATATGTCCCATCAAGAACATAGTCGATTAATATTGCACATAATTGATCAGTAATTGCGCTGTAAGTAGTTGGGCTGCTCGGAGCATTTGATGTAACTTGAGCTTGATTATTACCACCGGACACAGTCACAGTAGATCCAGCAATAACTTGGTCCAGTACAGTTTGTAATCGACCATATGCTGCGACATATATTGCTTCGAGGCCTAGTATATAACTTGTTGTTCCTCTCCAGTATGCTTCTGCACTATCGACAGTTTGGCTATTACCTCCATATAATAAGTCGTAAGTAATCGCATCAACAATGTATCCGATATCTCGTTGGCTTATAGACGAATTATATCCCGAATATAATTTTGTTACGTAATTTGTCTGGATCCATGCCACAATTTCTGCTTGAATAAATGTTCGATTATTCTGAATAATAGCCTGTGCTTTAGCAAGATTGTTACTGATAGTTACGCCTACTGGCAATGTCCATATGATTGTAGGGATACCGGTTGTTCCCTGGTTAATCATTGAATTAATAATATTAATATTGGTAGTAATTGCAGTTTGTGCAGCAGTATTAGTAATAAGATTATTTGCTATTGTGCCAGCATATGAAATACTGGATATAGTAAGTGCTGCTAAACTACCTGTTAAATTGCTTGAATACGGTCTTAGATATCCCAACCCGGCATGTATAGAACGGTAATTAGTGCCCAACACCATGTCAGTTGTTACAGCACCGATTACATATCCAATATCTCGCATTGCTTTAGTCTGGTTGTAAACAAGATTTCCGTAAGTATCATACAAATACGGAGTACCGACATCGAGAGTTAATACAACGGTACCTAATTGTGTACCTGTGTCATAATTCCAACTTACAACATCGTCAACTTGATAACGGAAACCACCGACATAGAATGAGAACGGTGCAGAAGGAGGACGAATATCTAATCCGCTGTTAACCCCACCTTGTACTGTTACAGTATAACCATTATTAGATATAGCGGTAATTGTACCAAATAATCTTCCGGTAAATGCGTCAATGTATTGTCCGCCTGCAAACTGTTTAGCATTAATACTTTGTGTAAATGTTGAACAGCTTTGAACATATGGCGACTTAGTTTTAACATTACCGGTTGGATCAAGCACCATTGAGAAGCTTCTATGACCTTGGAAAGTAATATCTACAATACGATCAGCTTCGTTACATAACAACACGTCGATATCTTGGTTATTTTTCGGTGTGCTAGTAGGATCTAAAGGATTAGTTAGGTAATGTCTGCCATAGTTTAAACTAGAGAAGATAAACCAATTTCCGGAAGTAAGTATACTACCTGCTAGGAATGGATATATCACTGTGGCTGTCATCTCATTTCCACTAACCGATGTAATAATTGCCCTGCCCCTCTTAGCATTACCGTTGCTAATATTGTTATCGGCAAAAATTTGCCCAATCCAACTAGATGATACTTGACCACTTAACAGAGTAATGGTAATTAATCCGGTAGTTGCGAGCAATGTTGCAGTAGTATTCGTAGCAGAGTTTGTTCCATTATAGTCAACTACACCGATCTCTAATGCATCGACAACAGCATCACGATAGAAGAAAATATTACGCCATGGGCTTTGGCTCACTCGGTCTAATGGGCGTATAATTGTTCTACGGAAGTCATCACCTTTGATCGTTACGTTTGCCGGTAATTTCAATGGAAAATCTTCGTAGTAAATACCGCTTTCGATATGAATTGTGATATTAAGATTAGATACGGTTTCGCCAAATCGTAATTGTTCCCCGATATATACAGCAGAACTAGTAAGCGTAGCAGTTATCGGCTTGCTTAATGTAATAACTAGTCCATTAATGTTAGTGATAACCGTTCCGGTTGGAATACCGCTAGAAGCAGTTATCCCCATTCCGATTTGCGCTGTAAAGTTAGTGGAAGTTATGCTTGCTACAGTAATAGTGTTAGTGCCGTTGGTTCCGCTAGCAGTAGTTGAAATAGTTTGGAAAAATCCGGGCTTAGTTAATCTTACTGCGATTGTGTCATTTATTGTATTAGTTGTTGACCCCGGGGTATAAGTTACAATACTACCATATGCGCCGGATGTTGACCCAGCCAATACTTTTGCAGGAATAATTTTAACATCGCCTGGCGCACCTTGATCAACGTAGCCATTACCGCCGTTGTTAAATGATACTAGCCACAATCCTGTACCGAAACTTGGAGTAGGCGCTGCACCTAAACCTTGTGTAATAATATTAAGCAACGTAGTCATGCCGTTATTTGCATCGATTATTGCTTGTGATGCAGAAGTCAACGTGTTGTTAGTATATTGTGATTGAACAGTTTGATACCGAGTTGCAGATGTTTGAGTTAACACCTGCCCTATTAATGTTTGCACAAACCCAATACCATCTATTGTTTGTACGCGGTCTACCCCTATTGCGATTGCAGATGCACTTGCATTTCTATAGAATGCCCGACCCGAGTTAATACACTGATATGTTCCTGCTGTCAAAATGTCGATAGAAACACCATCAATAATAAAACCGATATCTCTATAGCAAATTGTTTCGTTGTAACTAAATCCACCTGAATAATTTGCACTAATATAAGCAGTAGTATTACTAGTGATCGTTGTTGAATTGTTAAGAATAACTAATCTAGCCGCTTGTACAGTATTGCTATAGTTTGATAATACGGGATATACAGTAGTCGGTAAGATCCCAGTATTAAGGGTTGATATTAACGCATTGAACAAACTGTTAATACTAGATACTGCAACTGACCCGTTTGGATAATCAGTTGCATCTTTATATTGTGCCGCCGCTGAATAATGAATGCTCGGTGATGTATTTGTTGCAATTAAAGTTGCTAAACTTTGTGCAAAAGTTATTGCCGAAGTGAATATGCTGACTAAATCAACCGCAAGATTTGCATATAACTTCCCGCTAAGATATGTAGTAGCAGCATTTCCACCATATGTGAAATCATAACAAATTGCTTCGATAATGTATGTTAAATCACGTGCGCTTTTCGAACTATCGTAATCGCTTGGTAATGATAGGTTATTCGCAACAATCCACGCATTAGTTTCGGCAGTAATGAAATTTAAGTTAGTTGAATTTAATAATAACGTTCTCGCATCGCTATACCCAGAATTTAAACCGCTTGGATTAGTAAATGCCGGCGTTGATCTTGAACTAATTCCTAATGATAATAAATTAGTAATAATTGCAAATAAATTTGTTATAGTAGTTAATACGCCCGAATCAGTAATAATCGGGAAGTTATTAATTGCATATGTGTTTGCATTTGTCTTATAATTATTTTCATTAGCCCGTATCGAAGTTCTAACTGTTTGTAGATTTGAATCTGCGGCTGAAACAGTAGGAAGAACGGTTGCATATGAATATAAGTTGCTATTAATTAAATTTTTAATAAGTCCGATATTTGCACTGAATGACGTAACAGCATTGCTGCCATTTAGATAAGATAAATTAACATATTGAATGACTGTTGTTTGATATACAGTCGCTGCCGATGTATTAGTAACAATATTTTGCATTAGTGTATTAATATATCCTAATACATCAATGATCGGGGCTACTTCGTCTGCTGCAATATTTTCAACATTCCCGTTCCAATAGTTTAATCCAGTATATGCACTTTGACTGTTACCACCGTAAGTAAAGTCATAAATTAAACTCCAAACAATGTACTTGATATCATTTTTGTATTTTGTTCTGCTATAACTTAGAGTTGGATAGTTAGAACCCAAATATGCAATTGTTTCTGCCTGTAGGAATGATAAATTATTCAATAATAAGATTTTTGCAGAAATTGCACCTGAATTAGTCAATGCTAACGGTGGAAATGCTATTGTTGGAAGATTTCCAGTTGTAATAATACTAATAATATTGCTGAAGTTAACTGACACCGATGTAGCCGCAGCCGCCGGTATTGTCGGACTATTCAAGATTGCAGAAACTGAGAATTGGCCGGTTCCGCTAATTGATGACGAAGTAACTGTATAACTTAAAATTACTACATTATTGACGACACTAAGTACAGTTGTTCCGGTACTAATTCCTATTCCTGCTACATTTTGTCCTACTGCAATGTTACTGGCACTTGAAACATTAATAGCATTTGTACCAAATGTACCGGGTCCACTAACTGGCCCCGAGTTATTAATACTTAATGTAATAATAGAACTATTAATATTTGTAATAACAGCTCCAGACGCAATTCCAGTTCCAGAAGCATTCATACCGATCACTAATCCGGTATTGTTTAAAACAGTAACAGTATTTTGATTAATTTGTCCACTAACTGTACTAGTTACAGTTGCATTTGAAATCGTCGGTGTAGCAGCAATACCGAACAATGTATTTTGAAGATCAGTAATAATTGCAATTATCTGAGTATTACTGAGATCAGTGTTTGCGTATGGAAAGTACAACGCTACTTGTGTACTTTGATAATTTGATTGGAAGATCAAGTCGTAACAAATTGCTTCAATGACTTTTCCTACATATGTTTCTAATGCAATACTGTTGTATTCATAACCAAGAATTGTATTTTTAATATATTTGATTGCTTCAATAGTTTGAACCAATTCATTAGTAATATTGATTGCAGCCCCATCAAAATATGCAGATGCAGCCCTTGTTGTATTATAAGTAGTTCCTAAAACTAAGTCATAGCCGACTGCATCTAAGATATTACTAATATCGAGTTGCCATTTCGCAACATCGTATGTAAATGGATTTACATATTTGCTATTAATATATGCAATAGTTTCTTTCTGTATAAATGTTCTATTGGCCTGTAATAATTGGAAAGCAGACTGATAACCGATATCTCCGCTATTACCGCCAGTTACCTGAATACCATTAACACGATATCCGCTAGATGAGGGGTATGTAGACGAAAAATATTTGTCTGGCCCGAGCGTGTATGAAATTAATTGTTGATACGGACCTGGTTCTTGTTGAGAAAGATTAATTAAAGTATCCGCAGCCAATACAGAAGCACCGACTGATTTATAAGCATATTGCCAAAATCTTCCTTCTTTTCCTGCTGGTGTTCTTTGTTGTAAATCATCGCCAGTAGTAGTAGAAACATATAAGTTAATACCACTAGCAAAGGTGCTGTTGTCAACATAAAATTTAGTTGCTGCTTGTAAGTCTGATTGTCCGGTTGGCGAACCGTAGCCAGACAACGGTGCGGGATGATCACTTAATGTCAAAATTCCGCTCATTTCGTCACCGCCGCGGTATACAACATCTTTACGTTGCATCGCTTCGGTTGACAAATAATTACTAGTTAATGTTGAATCATAATCTTGGACTCCGACTTGAGGAACCAATGGCTGTGCTCTTACTCTAAGGGGTCCTGATACTTGATTTAATGACGTAACTTTAAGGTAATTGTTATCAGCATATCCTTTAGAAATAGCCATTTGATCTATAGTAATGCTAGTAGTATCACCATACAACGCATTAAACAACTCAACTAATGGTTGACTTGGATCAGGTATTGCACCAATTGGAAATCCTGCTGCATTTAATGGTGCTGTTAAGGTTGGGCGAGTATCACCAGCTACCCCTGCTGCTGTTGAAGTAATGGTTAACGTAGAATTAGTATTAGCAATTTGAATACCTGTACCACCGATAACTGTTTTTGCAGCCAAACTTTTAGCATCGGCTGTTGCAGCGATGATTTGATTACCCAAATATGAAACAGGTGCATCGCTTAACGAAGAAAAACTAATTTGTTTTCCTAATCCAAGTACAGCATATAATTCTAAAAAGTTGTCATTAGTTTTACGGAATGATTCACGGATACTATCACCAGTACCGTCATTCCCTGCAACACCAATATCGATTGTTTGTAGTGACATATATAAACTCCAGCCATTTTATGATTCTATTTAATATTTATCAAACCATTTTTATAACCTTAATGTAAATAATATTATGGTTATTAATACAGAGTTTATTATCACAACGCACGAAAGAACAAGTAAGTTAGGTACCCTGCATACATACAACCGAAAGAAAACTGTTGTTCATTTGAGATGTGACTCGTGCGGAAATGCATTTCAACGAGATAAGGGAGCAATGACCCAGTCTCGATTAAGCAATAATTTTTACCATGTATGTACCGATTGCGATGCAAAAAGATTCGCTCAAGAAAAAGGAGTCGAGCAACGGCGGTTTTGGGATACGCCAGTTTCAAGTCTTAAACAGATAGGACATTATAAATAACCTACAAAGGAGAAAATATATGATTGATTTTTTCAAAAAATTGTTTGGAATCGGTGGAGACATCTGGGCCCCAGTTGAAGAAGCAACTCCTGCCCCTGTAATCGAACAAGAAAAAGTTATAGTAATTGAAAAGAAAAAACCTAAGGCAGCATTACCGAAGAAGCCCGCGGCAAAGAGAGAACCGAAGAAGCGTGAAAAGCCTGCATTAAAAGCAGTTAAGGTAGAAGCAACTCCTACTAAGAAACGCGGAAGACCTTCAAAGAAGAAGTAAAATAAAAGGGCTGTTTAAGCCCTTTCATTGTGATAACGCATGTATAATAAACTGATGTTTATCTGCGTAGACTGTAGTGGTTAGCAGTTGGGAATCATATCTTAATAGCATTTCTCCAACATCTGATTAAATAATTGTTGAGCACCGAGATTTTTTGACTTCGACTCCGCCATAATATCTGCCCACTCTAAGTGTTGAAGTGCCCAATTGTTGGTGTGCTGATTAGTGTAAAAATCACTATGTGCCCGTAATTTCGATTTATTTGAAATAGACAACATTTCAGTTAACGTTGGAATTCGATTTGAAAATTCTCCAATATATTCGTCTCGAGATTGACTGTAATGGATTACTGGTCGTACTCCTCGCCAACTATCAATGATGTGTTTAATTCGACTATCCGTAGTACTAATATATTCACCGTCGCTAATTAAGTGATGGTGTATATCCAAAACAATAGCAACTTTATCCTTTAGTTTGAGTAATTCGTTGATATTTTTTTGATATTCGTCATTTTCTAAAGTTAAACAGTTGCGCAGTTCAGGAGACATTTGATTCCAACCAGCGTTAAACCCATCTACCCCCAGCCTACCGCTTAAATGAACATTACATTTAAAATCTTGGAATGTTTTTCCGTACCCCATCCATCGCAACATATCTGTGTGATACTCAAGTTCTTCTAAACTCCTGTAAACAACATCCGGATTATCACTGACGATACAACAAAACTGACCAGGATGAAAAGACAAACGTACACCGCGATTCCGGGCAATACGTCCAATTTCCGCAAAATGCCTTGCCGCATAATCTCTAACATCTGTTTGATGCCAGAAATGCTTGAAATCATTATGTGTATAGACAGGTAAAAGATCGCTGCTGATACGAACCATTCTAAGATGCTCATCTAATTCTCCTACTCGTTCTACAAGCCTGTATGTTGCTTCTATATTCTGAACCATAAGGTTCCAGAGCTTTTCGTTAGCAACATCTGTTGTTTGGCGTCTAAGCCATGCAACTGTAGTAGTACCTGTGTTGTACTTCTTACAGTCGTCAGTCGGTTTAATACCATTGACCTGTCCGGCATGATCAATCCACTTACAAGCAAAACCAATTTTATTCATCGCGTTTATGTAATGTTACTGTGTCGTCTTTGTTAATTGTCCAAACTAATGTATCACCTTCTTTCCATCCTAGTTCTTCAAGAAGCTCGGGCGGAATTGGTAATATTAATTCTCCAGTATCGGGATCTTTTTCTATTGTTACAGTATATGTTGTCATGTGTAGATTATAACAGGTCAAATGCGAGGGTGTCAACGATAATATATAGAACGGCTCTTAGGAGTTTCCCACCATTCAACACTATCAACTGTAACTCCGAGCTTTTTCATTTTTTCATCAACTAAGTCAGCCATCCATTTACTAAGATTTTCACTTGTTGGAACAAAGTCGACGATCATAAATCCTTCATAATACTCATACTCCGGAGTGCTAGGATCTAAGTCGCTTAGGTCGAGGTGGTAACCAGTGACATAATCTGTTTCTGGAACGTAAACTGGTACTAATTCTCTGGCTCCAATTATCTGATCATACAATGGATCGTGCATGTCGATAATGAATTGGTGATCGATATAAGTATTGATCCACCTCTTTAACCATTCTAAATGCCTAAAGTCAGTAACCATGCCTGTCTGATCGAGGACAAGTGCAGAAAGATGTATTTGAATTTTACCTTCGTGGCCGTGTAAGTGTCTGCAAGCACATTTAAGATCGGCTGCATATTCGCCGTTAAGTTTTTGGGTCCATACGCGATGCCCATAACAGCATTCTAAAGTTTTGTCTATAATATAAGTCATAATTACCTCAAGTGTATAGGTTAATTATACTATATTATTTGTGTTTGTCAATATCTCGAGGCTTTGAAGATTTTAAATCGGTTCTAATTTCTTGAAGATCATGTATTATACTTTCGAGAAGATCATACTCGAGATGTTGATACCTGATAATAGTACGAACTACCTTCATAGCCCAATACCACCAATTAACTGAAACTATAAGAATAGCACTTACCACCGTCCACCATATTTCATCAGAGTGTAACGTTGACAGCCATTCCCAACAAAAAATTAAAAAAATAATACCTAAAAAGATAATCGAACTAGCGTACAACCATAATTTTCGGTGGAAGGTTATACGAGCTAAATCTTTCTCATGTTGTAATAATATTTTTTTAACGTTATCGTTCATTGTTGAGAAATGGAACCGAACGGAGCCCATTGGCCCGGCCCACCATCTGCGATACAAACCCAACCAATGTAACTACCAGGCACTGGGGTTTGATTCCAGCAAATATCTCCTTTTGCAAATGACCCTTGAGCCGGAGATGAATTACCAGTAATAAACTTCTTTCCAGAGAATCTAACGCTCCCGGACACATCGAGACTGACTGATGGGTCGATACTAGATAACCCGATTCCAACTTGTCCGTATAAGTTTATTGTACGATTCGAATTTAATTTATTACCTAACGAAATATTCATAGCATCGGCATAAAACAGATTGTCAAATGCTACCGAGATTGCAAAATTCTTACTGATATTAAGTCTATCACTTGTCAAATCAATCGAGCTATTATTATTAGATACTTTTAATAAAGGAGTTAACACACTAGTACGCGATGTAATTGCGCCGCCGACATCCGAATTTCCACTAACTAATAGTGAATTTAATGTTCCTACACTAGTAAGGTTTGAGTCAACTACGGTCGTTCCTAATCCCGATTTCGATAATACAGGTTGTTCATTAATATAGTATGATTGATTAGCGTCGAGATCAATTGAAATGGTGCTGAATAACCGATCTGGATTTGGTTGTAGAACGAATCGGGTCGGAATTGTTGTATCTTTCCAAACCAGTCCTAATCCATAAATTGAATTATTATCGCTTGGTTTAAATTCGATTGGACTGTAAGTATCAACTCTAGTATCAGATAATAGTGTAGTTACATTAAGAGTTCCGTTAATTGTAACTATAGCCGAGTTAGTTAGTGCGCTACCGAATATTACCTCCCCGGTATTTTTTACAGTAACTCGAGGAGTGTTATCGGTAATAATTGACACATCGCTGTTAGTATAAGTACCAACAGTAGCCACACCGTAATTAGGGGCGGCAATAATAAATTCAACATTATTTTCTGCAACACTTAAGATCCCATTTGGTTGCTCTGTATTAATCCCTAAACGGCATAATGCTTCATTAAAGAATGCAAATTGCCCAACAGATGCATTACCGGAAACATCTAATGAATCTAATGTGCCTACTTTTCTTAGATTGCTTTTAGTAACTTGTGACCCTAAATAGTCAAACCCGATTACTTCGATATCATCGATTTTGTATGTTTGTCCTGCGGCAAGGTCGAAATCAGCATTAGACCATAACTTTTTACCTTGTCGATATATTAACTTTACACCGTCTTTACCCCATGACCAACTTAAACCTTGTCCAACAACCTCATTCTCGGAAGTCCCACTCCAACTTGCACTAGTTTGTAATGGATTATTGTTGACAATTAAGTTATCTACTTGAAGCGTTCCTGCCGTAAGTGTCCCTACAACATTTAAGTTACTTCGAAATTTAGTATTACCTAACACTTCAAGCGAACCTGTATGTGTTATAGTTCCCTCCAAACTCTGAAGATTCAGAGTCGAGATAATGACTTTATCGTTTTGGATGTCGAATGGTTTGCTCATGATTAATCTCTTTTTCAGTATTTATCAAAGTTCAATAATGAATACGGCCAGCGTAATAAAGCATAAAATACAATATGATCTATAACGTTTATCCCGGCACTTTTAACAATTACGGCATTCGAAACGGCGACATGATTGCCATAATTAACTTTCTACAATGGTTTAGAATACAAGAAGATAATTCTAATATTAAACTTTATGTACACCCAAATGTGATTGTTAATCAAGACTATTGCCGAAAGTTTTATGATTTTTTAAAGAACCAGACAGATTGTTTCTCTGACACTGAGGGTTATCAAGATCTTCCGTATCACGAACTCATGTTATGGGATTTTAGGGACATATGTGGCGATGTGGTATCGATCCCCAATGATAGAGAGACTAAAAAGAAAATTGTAGTATTTCCGATTTACGATGCAGAATATCATGTGCATAGGAATTGGCCGGATAACTTGCTAGATAAAATTTTGAAAGAATATTCCGAAAAGTACCCCGATTATCAAAAGTTAGTTTGCGCAAAAGATATTCCACAAGAAGGCATTAATCTATATGGCTTTTCTCTCAGTATTGATTTTATGAGTAACATAAAACATATAATGGAGTCTACAATTTTTATCGGGGGGAGTACAGGAGTTTCACATTTTGCTGCGGCATTAGATCAGGGCCCGGAACTTGTTTATTATTACAACGGAAGAGAAATGATACACACCTTACCGTTTCATGTATTAAATGGAAAAGGCACATTGAAAAGATTTTGGCATAATTGTTATAAAACCACATACCATGGCCAATTGGTATTATAGAAGGGATAAAAATGGATCAAAATGATACGTACGGTGGGAATGACCCGTTGGTCTTTGTGGTCAAACAACTGATCAAGGGTCAACTTGAACCACTAGCAGAACAAGTTATCGATGCATTTGCTTCGGCAGCATTGCATATAGAAGCAGTTAATTGTATTGCTAAACTGTATTATGATGTAAGGAATTATGAAAAAGCAGAACAATATTCGTTAAAAACATTAGAGTTATGTGAAACAGAAGAACAGAAATATAACGTACGATCTAACTTAGGTAAGATGTACAACAATTTTAATGATCCTGTTAAGTCTTTAGTTTATTCAGAACAAAATTTAGCAGCGAATCCAAACAATCCAGATACTTTATTAGAGATGGTATTTTCTTATTTCCTTAATGGACAGAAAGCTCCTGCTGAGAAAATATTGAGAGAGTTGAAGTTAAACGAACATTTACTCGGTGAAAGGCATAGGGATATCGTAAATTTTAATCTTGGAACGTATGATATGGAGGCCGGGCACTTCTTAAAAGGGTTAGGAGGGTTCTTAATCAATGTAAAGAAACTCGATCTCTGGTTTAACAATAAAGAAATTCCTTTGAAATATTGGAATGGAGGATTATATCCGGGAAAAACTATAATCATGTATATGTCTGGCGGCGGATTTGGCGATTCCTTTATTGCGATTTCATATTGGCAGAAACTTAAAAGTGCAGGATTCAATCCTGTATATTGCAATGCTAGTCAAGATATTGTTGATATTTTTAATCGTTGTGGGTATACTTCGGTGACACGTTGGGAAGATGTTGAAGATGAAGATGCATTGTGGTGCTTTGCATTTGAAGTTCCATTGTATCTAAATATGAAACCCGAAGACATGCTAACTGAAAATTACTTATGGGCATCTAACACCGCAAGAGAAAAATGGCAATGGGTTCAGGAATCTGAAAAACTCAAAGTTGGTGTTAGGTTTATTGGTAACATGAGAAATAATCAATTACTGTATCGTCATATTGAACTTAATAATATGATGGATTTCCTTCACGAGACGTTTGACGGGTATGATGTAGAATACTATTCATTGCAAAAAGGTGATGGCGAAGACGAATCACGAAAATGTCCAGAGTTACTCGATGTTGCTGATCAAATTAATTCTTTTGACGATACATTAGCACTGATTGAAAATTTAGACATTGTAGTGTCCACATGTACTTCGGTAGTACATTTAGCTGGTGCTGTAGGAACGAAAACGATAGTATTTGTACCAATCGCAGCATATTTTACATATCTAACAACTCCTAAGGATAGACCCCCTTATACTAGTTTATGGTACGGTGACAACTTTAGATTCTTCAGGCAAGTTAAGCCGAAAGTGTGGAACGATCCTATGTCACAAGCAAAAGAATTTATTCAGGCAGAGTTTTTATAATGAATGACTTTTATACTTTTATAGTGTGTTCGACAATAAATGCTTCAATCGGTACAATTGAAAACGAGAAAAGATTCCAAGAAACTCTAGGAACTCTTGACTCGATTAGAAGAAAGGTTGATAACGCAATAATTATTTTTGTCGATAACTCAATTAATCCATTGGCTGACGAACAGAAAAGTGAATTAGAATCAAAGGCAGAGTTTTGTGAGTATCTTGAGCCTAGCCTATTTACAGTTTTTGCAAATGGCGTAGGTTCTAAAGGGTTAGGAGAAGCATCCTTAGTATTTCATGCCTTGACAAAAATCGAACAGTTATCGTTAGTAGGGAAGCGAATCTTTAAAATGGCTGCGAGATATAGGTTGGCAGATGGATTTGATATAAGAGAGTACAATGATCCTAAGTTCAATGGCAAGTATGCTTTTAGGATTAATGATTGGGATGTTAGTGTTGATAACTTTACAACTCACAGAGAAACGGTTACCTATTTTGAAACTAGACTATTCTCGTTTTGTTCATCATTATTTTACGACTATGCTGATATCATTAAGCAATGTTTTTACACAATGATAGAAGAGTTTGGTAAACCCATGTGTAACTGGGAGAGGTGTCATTATTTGTATATCCCTCATGATAAAACTATCTCAATGAATCCGATACACGTTGAAGGATTTAATGCTGAAAACGGAGTACATCGGACTGAATAGCACACGAATATTTTTGATAATGATCTTTTAAATCGTCCGGCATCGGAATCCATTCGATAAAGGTTTCTGACCCGCACAGTTCTATTGCAACATCGTAAAATGATTTTGGATTTCCGGTTCCTATATCGTATATTCCCGACGGGCTATTTTCAAAATGATACAATTTTTGTGTAATAACGTCATCAATTGATATAAAATCTCGATAGAACTCTTTTGATCCTTCGAATAGTTGTATCCTTCCGAGATCGTTGAGTTGTTTTTGAAATTTATAATAGGGACTAGATTGATCTTCTTTATGATCTTCATTTGGCCCGTATACATTGAAGTAACGCATACCTTGTAATAACTTAGGAGGGCGTGTACTGTTTATAACAAGATCGGCTACATAGTCTATTTGTTGCTTTGACTTAGCGTACAAGTTTAATGGAGTTAGGTTCTTATTAAGATTTTTCCATTCTTCAATAGATGGATTACCGTAAACTGATGCAGATGATGCGTATTGTAGAGGGATATTGTTATCTCTACAATAGTATATTAAATTCCATGTACAATTAACATTCCTATCTAATAGGTTCTGCCAATCAGTTTCAGTAGTAGATGATATTGCACCTTCGTGAAAAATAACTGTTGCATCGTTGCAATAAGTTCCTAAGTTCTTATAGAAGTCGTCAGCGGGAGAAAAAACAACACCTGGAGTATAGTTTCTAAACTCGTAGTCTATACCCCGAATGTTGCGTTCACCTCGATTTAATAGTTCTTTAATTAAATTAGATCCAATAAATCCCGATGCCCCGGTCACTATTATCATCAAAGAATTTTTAACAACACTGTATCTTCGTTAAGTCGGCCGTTCATTTTAGTATCGGTTGCATTAATTGTATCTAAAAATGTGCGCAATGCAACTTTACCGGCTGTCTTAAATTCTTTTAATGTTTCTTCAGGTTTACGAATTGTCTTTTGAATACTCTTATATTCGTCAAACCCTACGATCCCTGTGCCTTTAACTGTTAATGGCCCGGTCATTTCGTCGGCAATATACCGGCCAAGTTTTCGAGTCTTGGTATTAAACACCCAAAGTTCCTTAGCACCAATAATTTCAGTTGGTGTAATACTTACAAGTTTAAGTGCATCGTCAGATTTCTTAAATTTAAGTTTAGCAATAAGTTTATCCTTTGCAACAGGCGTTTTAGAACGTGGCTTACGAGTTACTTTTGCCTGTTCAGTAAGCATATCACATGCACACAGAATTTCTTGATAGAATGTAAGTATATTCTTAATTTGTGATTTGCTAAGATGAATGTATCCTTCCTTTAGGTCGTCATCAGCAGTTCCGGTTACTAATGCAGCATAATCTGCCATTTCACTCGCGTACATTTCTTTAATTACACGAGCATGCCCGGCTTTTACTTGATTACTTTTAAGGATGTTAATAACTTTAAATGCCTTGGGATTGAAATCTTCAGGAATCTTATAAAAAGTTTCAATAATATCATCAATATCACGCACCATAGAGATTGCAATATCTTTTACACGTTCTTGAATAGTTGTTTTGTTTTCTGTTGATTTATCGTCTGTCTCTTCTTCGATATCGTCTTGTCCGCGGCCAATGGTATTGATGATTGCAGTGTCTAGCCATTGGCGAGAGTTTCTATCATCATTGAATCCCGAAAAAGTATCAGGCATTCCGCGGAGGAAACAGCTTGCCAATGCTCCCATTGTAATACTGGTTCGCCAATCTTTAGTCTTTTTGTAAGCATTATAGATGTTTACATCGTACTCTTCTCGCTTCATCCACTTTAATACTGCGGGTTTTAAATCCTTAGATGAAAATTCGAGATTATAGTATTGCATTGCATCTCGAAAATTCTTTGTAAATTCTGCTGTAGTCCACGAAGCATAATCGTCCCATGTAGGGCTATGATCTCTAGCAGCATGTTGCCTCATGCTATCTTTTGTTACACGTTTTGCTTTAGTCTTTTTTGCTGCTTTAATCATTTGCAATACCTAATATTGTTTAAAATCATATTTTAACATTTAGTAATCTAAAAGTCAATCTTATTTTTTATAAAAATAATCTTATTATATCGAGTATGTGTATCAATGAAATTTTTATAACTGTAATAAATCGAAGACCTGTTTGCTCTATAATTTGTAATTTTATAATATTTTTTTAATAAATTTGGCCATGCTTTGTTGGTTAATTCTAAAGATTTAAAGCGCGTCTGCGAATGAATCTCCGTAAATTACTATTGTTGTCATATATTTTACCTTGTATTACCGTAATGTATAACTTCGCATCCGTGAATCTTGCCGATCGTTCTCCACGGATCTAAAATTACACTCCCTGGTTCAAAATTAAAATAGAATTTTTCAGGCCTAACTTCTACTCCAGTACCTGTATACGTCACAGAAGGATTATGGGCCATTAAAATAACTGCCTTTCCTGACCATTCATTATTCGTCAGTGGATCTGCATAATTGGCCTTAACCCCTTGTTCTTTAATATAATGTCCGACTAACAGACTGTAACTTCCAATTTCATATGATACATATGGTTTATATGCCTTTCCATGTATTACTATCGGTAAATCATGTTTTTTAGATAAGTCTACGAGTTTGGTTGCTAGATTTTTAGCTTGATGATCACGGCTGCTCATAATAGCGTGAAATAAATCGTAACCTAGGTCTAATCGATCTACTAAATATCTTAATGCAATATTATCTCTAGGATGACATGCTCCGGCATCCCCCATTCCGGCAGTTAAATATTTTGGTCCAGTAATACGGTGTGTCGAATGTTTTAACGCATCTGTAACAACATCGACATTAATGTTGCCATTTTTTTCAGCGACATCTTGAATCATATTAACTAGACTAATTTTTGTACTAATAAAGGTATTATAAAAAATTTTTATTGCTTCGGCTTCATCCCATGTTCCGATATTAATTCTTGGATCATTTTCCATTAATGGTTTATAAAAATCAACTAATAGTTTAGCGTCCCTAGTTTCAGAACCATCTTGTGTTCCGATAATTAAGCATTCGGGATTAACCATATCCCACTTTACTGAACCCATTGCAATTAGATAAGGGTTATAGATAAATCGACAATTAGTAATATATTGTGCTAAATGTAATCTCACAGTGCCCGGTAACACTGTACTGATTAACACAACTAATTGTCCAGATGTCGTATGTTGATTAATTTCCTTTAGGACGGTTTGCACAATACTGTAATCAAAGTCCTTCGGTGGCAGATTAGTAATAGGAGTACTACCGTCATACATTGGATCATGTGGGGTTGGTACTGCAACAAAAATTAAATCTCTATCTGTAATTGCGTCTGCAAGTGTGTCAACCAACAATATTTCAGAATCGAGATTTTTAATAACATCATAACCTACAACGTCGTAATGTGTATTCATTACTTCTGCACATGGTAATCCTAATTTCCCACAACCGATCATTGCAACTTTCATTTAAAAACTCTTCCAAATTTTTACTATTTCCTGATAAACAGGCTCGTCACCGTTATTGCAGTAGTTATCTCTTGTTGTTTTAAACAATGCTAAATTATGATTTAGTATCGGAAGCATATTTTCTCGCATAGTTTGTAATTCAGTTATACTAAGTATTGATAAATTCTCTAACTCTTCAACTATCATTTTAATACGTTTATCAAGATCCGGTTCTAGGTCATAATCTTCATTAATCCACCCATCAAACGTTTTATAACCTCGATTTCTTAATTCTTTTAAGAAGCCGTGAGATGCAACTACTATAAATGGTTGGCCGGCCGCTATCGGTTTCCAAATTTTTTCACTAAAGAAAATTGGAGGGTTATTTCCGTCGTGGGTTGGATGCAATATTTGTATTTCAAATTCGGTTAATGTTTCGGTTACTAATGATAGAAACGTCAGTGTATGATGCGATAGAGTTAATACAGATACTGGATTAGTCGTTGCAAGAGGGTACTCTAATTCCAATGGAAACATATCGTCTAATTTAACACCGGCGTCGCACAGATCCTCTCTCCCAAATGATTTTAGATTTGATTCTGTTTGGTTCGGGCCATTACTGTGACAACTAATAATTCCTCTGTTAAAAATTTGTGCCTTGATTAGTTCGCATACAAGGACTATTCGGTGTTTTCTGAATGCTCTATTGTAACATAAAAATAAATTCTGGGTATTTGTAGGTACGTATGGAAGTGCGTTGTCTGTGGGTGTCAGATGTAATTCAAACACACTAATCGGAATATATGTAAAATTATAATTTTTAGTCGGTAAGGATAGATTTCCATGAATAAGATAGATCTGATCTTTTGTTAAATTTTTATCGTTGCACCAAGAGTCTAATATATCCCAATCTGGTTCACAATAACATCCTTCTAACGGATTAATTAATACAATTTTTGCAAAACCTTTTTTAACGTCGTCAAAAACTTTATCGCTTATAAAAGTAAGCCCATAATCTTTATTTTTTAAAAAATAATTCCATGTTCTAAGCATTATCGGGAAGATATATCGCATGTTATCGAGATCTTCCAGCTGTTCATATTGAATATTTTTATATTTAAACAAAAAATCCCATTTAATCGGCGGATTATTAAAGTTAGAAAGATCTTCTTCTCGCGTCAACCCACAATTGTCACGTGAGAACCACATAAAATCGTGTGAAATTGGTAACTTTTTCTCACCATCGTATATAAAATTAACAGGAGTGTTGTTAGGATGCCACCAACCGTAATTGTAATTCCAGTTTTGAAATGCGAATGGGATTGAAGAGATAGTACCCGTATTAGAAAGAATAAATTTTTCTAAAATGTCGGCCCAACAACTATGTGCATCTTCTTTATAATGATAACATCTGCCTTCTAATCGATCATCAAAATTCTTTATATCACCTAAGTAATGCCAATAAGTCATTTCCCGATCGTAAGGTTGCAAATATCTTGAATTTTGTTTTATGTGATCAAAAATTTTAAGTGTTGGCTCGTTGTTATACAATTCGTGTCTAAAATTTTTATCAGGATAAGCTACAGGATGTACCGAATTAAACATACAATAATCGATGCCATGATACTCTAAAAAGTTCACCGTAGTTAGATAACTTACTGAAAATTTATTCAGTGCATCATTAAAATCGGCTAATACCCAACTTTTATATGCCATGCTAACAGCCCCTGGCCATGTTTCTTTTTCATCGTCAGGGCCGCAGAATTTATATCTAACACCTTCGTAGATATAAGATGAACGAGACGCCGCAGTCCACCCAATTATAACAAAAATTTCGTCGGAGCGATAAGTTTCGAGCAGTTTTAATATTCCATGGATTGCATTTGATACAATGTTCTCGTTGCAATCTCCCAGAATGGCATCGTTTTTGTGGATTACTCTCCATTTACAAGCTAGCACCCCTCCGAAAGATAAATTTAAATCATTAGCAGTTCGACTCGATGTTGGATGAGTAATCTCTGCACCTGCACTATGACTACAACCGGTCACATAAAGTACTTTAATCATATTATTTTCGGATAATTCTTCAATAATGGCATATTTATTATTTTTAAATAATCTTCGTGTTGTGGATTTATTGGTAAATGAACAGCATATTTTATATAATCCTCGTCAGTCCATGTACCCCAATTTAATACCTTTGCAAAATTCAATATAGGGAGTTTTTCTGAGAATTTATGTGCAATATTTATAAAATCAGGAATCGATTCAAAATTATTTTTTTGAACAATAATGTTCCATTGCCAAATTATTTCATCGTCTGTTTTATGCTTAATGTTATCATAAAAATATTGAAGATTTTTCCACAATAAATTCCAATTCCCACCGACCCTTACAGATTGATATGATTCTTGATTACCGGCGTCGATACTAATTTCAATTTTTTTAATCTGATTAAAGAATTTAGAATATCTCTTTTGTATCTTTTCAGTCATCATTGTGCCGTTTGTCGATAAGGCAAATCCCAAATTTGGCCAGTTATCTGTTTGGGTGAACACTGTTTCCGTTTCGAAAATTTCTCGATAAACTTCGGAACTAAAAATCTCTCCGGATCCGTCCATGCCAATTATTTGTTTCCGATTATGCGGTTCATAGCATAAAGAATTTAATACGCTACTTATGATCTTTTTTGCAGTGTCTTGCTCTTGGCTAGGAAGTTGGCTAATTTTACATTGTCTGCATGACGGGCATGACAAATTACAGCTCTCATCAACAACAAACAAAACATGTTGAGGAATCTCGCCTATCTCGCCTAATAATTCATCGATTTTATGGTCCGATTTGACCATAAGGCGCGTTCTCCAGTTTTGGATAGACGGACAGGTGTCATGATTGCAATAATTATATTTTCCATTTATTATAGAATCTCTAATAATTTTAGATTTTTCTCCTTTCCAAATATCACGGAGATCTTCATGCAACACATTTCCGATTTCAACTGGATTCCATTGCGGGCAGCAAATATTAACTCCGCCCGATCGACGAACTTCTGCATATACAAATGGCATTCTACAAAGTCTGTCGTGCAGAGGGATTTGTGTCGGCGAAATATAACGTTTGTGGTAAGATAACCTCCCGAAAGTAGGGTCATTGATTATTATTCTGTTACTTTTATTGAGCATTTATAGAGTTTATCCATTCTAATTCTGCATCAGTATAATCTGCATGTAACAAATGAGAGTTTTCTGTTTGATGCACTAAATCGACCGAAAGTACAAAATTACTAGATTCTTCAAATTGCGCTGCACATTGTGCATAAACTTCGCGGGCAATATCTAAATTACCAGGGTCTAACATAATTCTAACAATAACCCAATTGTGTTGTGATTCGGAGTCTTCTTTATAACCCAAAGAAGTTGTATCGATAGCAGCTTGGATGTTATTTAAAAATTTTTCTATTCCAAATTGTTTAACATAATTTAAATGTATACTAAAAACAATATCGCTATATTTAGCAAGCTCTGAATAATAGCTAACAAGATTACTGCCGTTAGTTGTTGTGTGTATAATATGATCGGCTTCTTTTAACAATTTAACAAACGGAAGATAATCTTTATATATTGTCGGTTCACCACCGGTGAATATAAATTTAGTCCGTTCGTTAACGAATCCTTTGCTAAGGCTACTCAATGCAACCTTAAACATGTCTAAATTTTTAACACTTTCGAATGTGTTATGACTATTGCTCGAACAATACCAACAATCAAAGTTACATTTACGACCTATATCCCAGGTAATTGTTTTAAACATCTCGTGTTCTCGAGTATAGATCACAATTGGGTCCACATCTTTGAGCCGTGTACGTAAGAATAATTTCCCACGTGTATGCTCGGTAAAAAATTTACTAATGTCCCCTTTGTTCTTCACCTTTGGGATCGCCATATCTGCTCCACATGAACAGACTTGTTTAGTACATTCAATCCACTCATGATCAGAAAGTTGTTTCATATGAACAATTCCGTTTGGATTGTTCACATTCCCCATCCATCCTCCTTCACCGCAAACTCCCCTAAATACATTGCCGTCAAAATCGATGTACAAACTACGCAACCCTGCACTACAGTACCATCCCTTCAAATGATTGCGGTTTAAAGAATGCGCAGATTCTGCACTCAGAGTCGTGTAATTTAAATCTTTATCGATAAAAATTAAATTGTTATTGTCCAATGACATTCTCCTTTATTATACGCATTTCTGGAATTATTTCAAAAAGTTTTTCATTTCTAACGCTATCGAGTTTTTCTGTTATGTCAATAAAACTTAATGCATCTTTCTTACTAAATGGTTTATTAAGCTCATAAATTATATGTGTAAATATTGACCTAATATTTTCTTGGTATTTTTCATCGTGAGAATTAACAAAATTTTCAAGTTTTTTAACTATCTCTTTTCGAAACACGTCCGGTAAAATATGAACGTGATAGTGTGTTGGGTGTTCTAATAGATTAATGAAATAATTTCGATACTCGTGAAATTCAGTTATCACCCCGATTGATTTTAAGTGTTCGATTATTTCGGGAAGTCTAAAAACATTCCATGCGCCAACAGTAATACCAGGACGTACAATAATATTAGTATGCTTCGATAATTCTTTAAGATTTTCCTCGATCTTACGCCAGACAGTGCCTGATCGAATTAGTTCTGCTCGTTCACCGATCTCATCAATGCTAGGCCATACTTCGAGTTTCTTAAATTCCCAATGCTTCCAATAATCAAGAATATTCTTCCCACCATATGTTAAAACAGAACAGTTAGTATTATACGAAAGCTCAACATCAAATCGTTCATTTTTAACTAACATGTCCATAATTTGCCAATGTTCAGGCATTAATAATGGTTCTCCTCCAGCAAAATAAATCTTTTTAACATACCTTACTTGATCTTTTAAAAAGTCGTAGTTTGTTTTATCGTCAACTGAATCGATACTCCATACTTTTTCTTGATCAGTATATCCTAATTTTTTAGCATCGGGCACCCATGAAGAACTATATCGAGGACCACAACTTCTACATTTTAAATTGCAAAGATTACTAAATCGGAAATCCCAATATTTTAACACCATATCGGTACATGTACCATCTTCTAATGTAACGTCTGGTATTTTTTGAAGTACTTCTGGAAAAGTTTTGACATGATAATATCGCCCACTCTCACCAGTAACCTTTTCTCGATCATAACACTTATTGCAGATCGATGGTTCTTCGCCTTTTAACATTTGAACGCGAAGTGATTTCATATTATCACTATTCCAAATTTCTTCAATAGTCTGCGTTGTTAAATCGCCGGCAAAGTAATTATGAGTAGAAGTTAAACAACATGGAACCACTTTCCCATTAGGTTCAAAATTTAAATGCATCCATGGTATCGGGCATACACTTTTAGGAATTTCTTCATTAGTATTTTCAAAAAACTTTTTTATTTCTTTCATAGAATCTAGCATTTCAATATTGCAACTTTCATAAAATTCTTTCATTTCCGGAAAAACTTTTATAAAATCAGTATTTCTTCGACGATCGTGTTCTTTAAACCAATCATAAAAATCCCTTCTACCCTCTAATACTTTGTATCGAGGATATTCTGTCTTCTCCATGTATTTAATAAGACGTTGAAACTTTTCGTATTCAATACGACTAAATTTTCCTTGATCTGTATCATCTACATTATTTTTAATAAACTCTAAAGATTTATACATATATGGTAAGAAATCTTTTTTCGGTAAGATGTTTATATCGTATTGTAACGGTTCTTTTAAATAAGGAACATCGGCCCTAATTCGTTGCCATTGCTTTTGAGTAGTAACATTATAAGTTTTACGCCAGCTCAGAAATTTTTCAAGTAATTCTGTAAAATTAGTTACAGATAATAAACTAAATGTAACCATAAATGTTAATGGTTGATTTGTTTT